ACATCAAGAGGGTTGTATAAAGACTTTTTAAACTGTTGACCCGACGCAGACTTAAAGCGTGAGGAGAATTTGTCTAAATGCTGTCTACGAATTCGTCGTCCTGTTTGTGAACGATAGCTAATAATCGGACCAGAGAACAATCTTGTTAATGCTTGAAACAAACCAGAGTCTCTGTTTGCCGGATTTCTTCCTTGATTTCTACTTGGTGGTGCCATTTATTTCCTCACTTTATAATCCATTTATATTGATCCCAATAGGACTTGGCTTCAGACATTATATCAGTTGCATTGCCTTGTTTGTATCCCTCTTGGCCTTTTATTTGTGTATTCATTGTAGTTTTAACGGTATAAATTGCATCAACAAAAGCTTTTTGATAATTTAAATCTCGCGCATTCGATTGAAGTGCTGTGTCTCTAACCCAACACGCAATCGCAAGAGCCATAATTAAATCATCGTTGTAGCCTTTCATTGCTTGCGGCTTCCCATTCCTCCAAATAAAAGTTTTAAACTCATTCACGGTTCGCGAAGAATATATCTTAATTAGTTTATTTCTTATAAACTCCTCTAATTTCGCCACTATAAGAGGTCGAGTTTTCATTGTAGTAGAAAAACCAGCAACAGCAGAGGTCTGGTGTTCCGCTATGTGCTGCTCAATATATTCATGTGTGGACTTAATGGAAAAATATATATTTGGATAAGCATATTCTATAAGTTTATCAAGAACGGTGTAACCAATATTATTATTTTCAACCACCATCATCGCATTTCCGAACTCTCTCCCAACTTGATTAAGCATGTTGGCAAACATATCGGGCGTAGCTTTTCCTTGATACTCTCCGATAATCTCTAGAGTTTCAAGTTTAATAATATGAAACGTAGAGAAATCGGCTCCATCGCCCCTTGACACGTCAACCGACATAAGATAGTTGCAAGTAGGGTCGAATTCTTCCCAGATCCAAAAGTTGCGGTCAAAGCCGGTGCGGTACTTTGGTTCGCACACATTAGACAGCAGCCACTCCATATCCTCTGGGTCAATAACAGTCTCTCCAGAAGTATTGAAGTTGCACATCAACTCCTGCGCAATTTGACGCTTTGACATATTCTTGGTTTCTTTCTTATACCACTCTTCATCTCTATCGGGATGAACATTCCATGCAAGCGTCGTTAAATTAAAGTTGTTGGCGCCAGATTCTGAATCGGTGCATGTTTTATGAAACCAGTTACCAACGCCATTGGGTGTTGACAATGCAATACACCGCCCACCCGTAGATAGTGTAGGATACAACCCTGTCCATAGTTCTTCGAGACCTTCGATGTGTGCTGCCTCATCAAGTACAAGCAGAGACAGTGCTTCCGAACGGCCGGCATCGCCGGAAGTAGATGCGGCTTTAATAGAAGATCCATTGGAAAGTTCAAAAGAGTTTCGGTTATCTACTTCAATTGTAGCAATCTTCAACCAATCTGGTAGATTACGCATAATGCCTTTAACTTTCTTTACAAGGTTGCCTGCTGTTGCAAACTTAGTTGCCATAACGAGAATAGCCTTATCGCGATGGAATAACATAAGCCACACGATGTAGCCGGCTGTAATCGTTGAGATGCCAAGCTGTCTCGCTTTTAAAATAACATTAAAACGATAATCATTAAAATCTTGTAATAGGTGGTCTTGGAAATCATATGTGTCAAATAAAATAAGCCCGTGCATCGGGTGGGATATACGGGCATAGGTTTTCAAGAAGTAAGCTGGATCTTTACCGCATTTTAAGATCTCTTTTACTTTCTGTTTTTTGTCTAGTTGAAAACTCATTAATCATTTTTTTCTAGTATCGTTCTTTGGACGCTTGCCGCCGGTACCATTCCAGCCACCTTGGTCAAGGAACGCTCTCCAATTACTTTCGGATGGGGTTTTTGAGCCAGTTTCAAGGTTCATTTCTTCCTCAAGACCGCCGACCTTGAAATGCTTCTTGGCAAGTACCCAAGACCGCACTCTTGAAGAGTTTTCAGCACGAACGTCAACTTCGCCGACGGTGGTGAGAGTGACAGAATCACCAGTGATGCGCTTGTATTCTTTCTTGAGCCACTTGGAAATGTCAGTAATGCGCTGGTCGATGTCAGTCTCAAATCCTGGTCCATAAACTTCTTTAAGTTGAACTTCGGAGTGGTATGTAATACACATCATGTTACCATAGAACTTTACACCAAAGCCGTCCATAATGCGCTTGTCAAGAATAGGGTCGCCCTCTTCTCTCTGCAGACCGGCCTTGATCGCGTCTCCGTCTTCGGTTAGCGCTCCATCATAAGCATTAGCTGCTGCTTGCGCTAGACCTTGTGTGATTTCATAAATTGTTGCCATTATTGGGTGTCTCCTGTGTCTGGTTGTGACTGCTGTATCTTAAGTAAACGGACAAGATCTTGCACCTTTGTGCGTACAGAGCCAGTTGCTTGGTTGCCTTTTTCGCTCTGGACAAAATCAATCACTTGATCAAGAGCAGCAACGAGGGGAACTTCACCTTGCGTCATTTGGGCGGCGCGGGCGGCGCGGTTCGAGGCGTCATCTCCGCGGACATGTTTTAAATAATCAGACTTATCCATCTCATCAATAGTTTCTTTAATAATTTGGGATAGTCTTGCTTTACTTATCTTCATGAGGTCTCCATCCTTTTAACCATCTTTCTTCTCTGCCTTCCACATATTGAAGGTAACAAGTATTGCAACATTCAAATTTTGTAAGACAAACATCATCCATCGATTTCTTTGGATAAGATCCGCAGACAGGACAACATCTTAAAGATTCTCTATTAAGTAGTTTTTTTGAAACCTTTATACCATTAATGTCCACTTTTTCCGAACGCTCTGAATTTTTATAAGATTTTTTATAAAATTCCTGAGATTGTTCAAGATATTCTTTTTCTTTATCCTCGTCCCAATTGGCGCGTGGATTCTGTATAGCCTCGTCGCCGTACTTCTGTGAAATGGCCTTTTCAACAGCAGCAATACGGTTGGGCTTTTTCATCAGTTAAAGACCTCATATGCTCCATACGACAACGCAATCCCGCCAACTACGCCACCCGCAAACCAAAGCCATTTATTGTTTGGAGCTAAAGTTTTTATAGCAGTTTCCATTTGATCTATTTGTTCTATTTGACTTTGAATAATCAAATCTTTTCCCTGTATCATGCTTTCATAATGTATCTTTTGATTATCTATTTCAAGCTGAAGATCGGTTCTCAGTTTGCTTAATTCAAAATCTAATTTTAAATTGCATTCTTTTTTTAGTTTAGGTTTTAATGTGACAACCTCTGCGGTGGCGTCAATATCAAACAATGTCCCTTCAAAGGGAGCGCACTCGCCTTCTCCGAGAAATGTAAACTTACCTTTATCTTGAGCAATCGCTGTATTACACAGGAACATACTCAAAATCAAACAACCTAGTAATTTCATTAGCTAACTCTTCTTTGTTCTGTGAAAATTGTTTTTTAATGCGTTCTTTTTCTTTTTTAACAGATTCTTTATGCTCTCGTTTTTCTTCTTTATATTTCTCTTCAAGATCCTCAATATCCTCTCTATAGCTTTCTAGCGTCTCTTCTCTTTGGCGAAGCTCTTCTTCGTGGATGGTTTTCAATCCTTCAATCTGCTCTTGCAGTGATTCTTTCTGCTGTTCATAAGTTTGCATCAACAACTTATGATCATAGCGCATCTTACCAAAAACGACCAATGCCAATACAACAATGGCAATTTCTCGCCAATGTGACTTGGCGAAAGGCAACAATTTCAATAATAACTGTGGCACTATCCAACCTTCTTTATTCTCTCAACAATATCGACGGCGCCTTGCGTGCCGATGAATACGATAGAAATGGTAACCCAATCGCTGCTGGTAAGGTATCCGTAAAACGCCAACACAGATGCCGTAGTCCACACTAATAGTTTGCGAGACGTAAACTTCTCCAGCCATGTATCAACAAATGCTTTCGCTGCCATCATTTTTCCTCCACCGCTGCTTTACATATTTTCGTCAAGTTCCGCTTTGCATCGTTCATAACGCCTTATAGCATCTTTTGACCATTCGCTTCGCTCTTGTGTTCCCTCGGTCTTGCCGATTGACACTGTACAAATCGCATACTTGTTTTTGGTTTTCTCTTCGTCCAACATTGATTCAAGCTCTTGAGAAATGATTTCTTTTATTTCTACCTCACTTATATCTTTAAGTCTTAAACCGCGAGGGGTAGATTTAAAACGACCTAGTGATTTTTGAGCAAGACCAAGGCTGCTTGGGTCCTCGCCAGTAACAGATGCTGCTAAATAATCTATACTAATGTCTAGATCTTCTATCTTCCCAGACAGGGAACGGATAGCATTAAGCAAGGCTTCATCGGTTTCAGATTCTTCCAACAACATACGCTTAATCTCTGACTTTGTAATTTTCATCTGCCTTTCCACCACTTTGTTTTCTTTCTTTCGGGAGAACATTTGGTTCCCGCTGGACACCATTTATATATGTTTGATAAATAATCACTCAACTCTTCTTTAATAACTTGCATAAGTCGAGACTTGGTGACTTTCACTTATTTATTTTCCTTTCAAGCTTATTAGCTTGTCTAGAAACTTTTTCCAAAGTATCAGACAATTGTTCAACTTCAGCCGCCAATTGATCCATTTGACCTTCCAAGTAATCCAAACGATGTTGTGTCGTATAATAAAAACCGCCCAGGGCGGCTACGACGGCGAGAAGTGGCAAGAGCCCTTTAATGTTCTCTATCATACTGTTCATTGTTTTAATCCATTCATACTTAGTATCGCAATCAACCCAGGCACATTCTTTCGGACATAAACGCCTGAGAAAAGTGTCTCACACCTACCACCGACATAAGAGATTGCAGATTCAAGGTTCTTACTTACCTTGGGATCTGCGACCATTTCTTCGGATGCAACCAAAATAAGCGAGCCTGCTGCGGCCTTACCTTTCGGAGGTGGGCACGAAGATCGATTCATACAGTTATGAAGAATCACTGAACCAAGCTTTGCTGTATTGGGATCCTTAATCATAGTCGAACCTAAAAAGGCGCGGCCGTCATTGGCCAAACAAGTTTCCAGATCTTTACTATCGAAAGACTGGATCGGTGAATCTTCGGTGGAGAGTTTTAATATCTGAGCAAACGACTTAGCGAATTGTGTGTTAGCGACAGGGTACATACCAAGCATGCCGATTCTGCCGCGAAGTAAGCGTGTGGAGCGCTCGTTATCAAGAATGACATGCGGATGCCTTGTGACATCATTTGCGAGCGTCAACGCATTTCTAGCAATCGTGGGGTTAAGATTTTCTTGTGCGGTGGGCCAGGATACTACGTAAACGACCTTGCCAGAAGATTGAACGGAGCGCATATAGCGCTCAAAGACAGGATGAAGAGCAGTGACAGAACTACCGGTCCCACCACCACCGCCAGCAAGAACAACCAGCCAATCAACTTTTCCAAGTTTGATGCGCAGGGCATCTTCGATAATAGCACCATTTTGAGACAACACCTCCTTGCCATATTCAACGTTCTTACCGATTCCATCTGAATCGGGAATGAGCACAACGTGATCTTCTGCGACGTTCTTTGGGATATCCTTGCCTGTTGTGTTAACAAGCAGGGTTTTGTTGAAACCAAGCTCAAGAAAAGCATTGGCCATTTTGTTGCCTCCACCGCCAACCCCCACAAAGCCAACGTTCAACGAAGAGGGTGCGGTATTTTCTGGGAGGAGATCTTCATCGGAATACTCCATTTGGAGTCCGAAGTCCTCGACCATTCCA